TTCTTCTTCTTCTTCTTCTTCTTCTTCTTCTTCTTCTACTTCTACTTTTTTGTCAAAAAGACTACCCCAATCCAATCTTGTCATTCTTGTTCCAGCAATTTCATGCGCACTAAAATGTCCCGAGAATAGTAAATGTAACACGTGTGGTAATATTATGTGGTTCTACGATAACAAATCCGGAAACTTATTGTTTCGCAACAATGAAAGCGAAAAGGGAGGAAGGGTAAAGGAAATTATTTCAATGTCAATATTTTAAAAATTTATTTAGTCCTTTTCCTTGCTGTCTACTGGTCTACTTTAGTATCTGTGTCTCCTTTACGTCTCGCCCCTGTTCCTCTTTTGAAATTAGCAGAATTTGCGATTTTTAATTTCTTTTCCTTTTCCTTCTCTTTCTCTTTCTCTTTCTCTTTCTTTAAAACAGGAGTAGACCATCTCGGAACGTCTTGCTCTTCTTGTTTCTGATTCTGAATATTAATCTGTTGTTTTTCTACTACTTCCAGTTCTATTTTGTCTTCAATCTTCTGCTCTACTTCTTCATTTACTTTTTCTTCCTTGACCTCCTCATTCGTTTCGGTTTTTTCTACTTTTTCTACTTCTGTTTCATTCTCCTTTCCCTTCTTCATCTCCTTTTCATTTTCTTTGGACTTTTCCTTTTCCTTTTCCTTTTCAATTTCTTTGGACTTTTCCTTCTCCATCTCCTTTTCATTTTCTTTGGACTTTTGCTTTTGCATCTTCATTGCATTTGCAAATAATTTTACATCCGGAAGTGAAGCCTTGACTGAATTCGCAATTTCCAAGACCTGATTTAATTCTTCATCGACAACATCTTGCTTTCGAGCGAAAAAAGGAGCAGGAATAGGATAAGGAATAGAAGGAGGAGGAGGAGGAGGAGGAGGAGGAGAAAGATGAGATGTAGAGTCGGTTTGCTTGGCTCTTAAAGTTTGTTCGAGGTCAGAGACGAGATCATTGAGCTGAAGTCTGACAGCACCTCGTAACGTAATGTCGTCAACTGGAGGCCTCGCCTCAAGATCACGAACTCGTCTTTGAAGGGAAATAATTCTCGCCATTGCATACAAGAGCAACATTCCGAAAAATACAACAAGTATGTACCAATATGATTCTACAGTTTTTCCTAATCCTAACCACGAGCGCTTTGTGGCTTGCGTACCATTTGTATGCTGCATTTCTTCAAAAACTTCGGGTATCGAAGACAAGAATTGTTTCTTCATCTTTTTATTTTTGATGTGTTTGGTTTGATTGTAATCAAGGACAAAAATGCGTAAATGTAAACATGAACGAAAGAATAAAAATGGAGGACGCATTTGATGACATGCCAAATCTTACGGGAGTTGAGGCGCCTATAGCAATTGTGAACGTAGAAGTTGCATTGACGAATCACGCAACTCCGTCTGCTTCTCTTCCCCCATTGTTGATTACGGCAAATTGGGATTCTATTGAATCCGAAACAATTGCAGACACCGTTCCCTTCATATATGAAGACGAGTATTCAGGAGGAGAAGGAGGAGAAGGAATAGAAGGAGAAATAGAAGGAGAAGGAGAAATAGAAGGAGAAGGAGAAGGAGAAGGAGAAATAGAAGGAAGAGAGGAAGAATCAGAAGCTTCTGCTTCTGCCACTTTTATAAGAAGCGTAATTGCTACTGGAGGATTGGAACAGGAGCAGCTCGTACGTAATTTGCTTGATCTTATCAATCCACCAACAACAAACTTAGAGAGTTCATACGTTGGAGACTTTTTGGGGAGAATGATGGGATCATCAACACAAGAACCAAGCATTACGTTAGAAAGACTTTCTCAAGGACTTTCTCTCTCATCTGGCGTTTTGAGAGCTCTTTCGTCTACGTCGTCTTCTTTATCCTCCTATTCGATATCCGCTTCTGCTTCTGCGCCTATTGCAAAGTCGAGCATAATTGACTCCTTTACGGGAGCTCCGCTTCCAGAAAATGCAAAAACGATTATGTTTTATGATAATGAAGTCTATGAAATTGACGGATTGATTGATTTTTTTATCACAACGCGTGAAATCAGAAGCCCACTAACTGGATTGATCTTGTCCGAAAAGGATGTTGAAAAAGTTTCAGACATGCAGCCCTCGTCAGCAATTCATCTGTTAAGCATTTATAAGTCTTACTTAACATCTCGCGATGAAAAGCACGAAAAACCAATATCAAAAGTAAAGGCACAGTATTTTGAGGAAACTATTTACACAATGATTCTTCACTGCTTGGCAATTTGCGAATTGGACCAAGTTACGAATGCTCACTTAACAATTCAAGACTTTAACAAAAAATATTACCCCACAATCATTCGGTCATTTTCGGGTCTGGCGCTTTCAAATCCTACACGAGTGTTAAAAGTAAGCAAAAATGTAGTTTCTCAACTAAAAGCGGTACTGGAAAACGTAAATAATTCTGACATGGACGACATGGACGACATGGACGACCTAAACGAAAACGCTATTAAATTCTTATATCACCCAGTTGTTGTAAGAAGCATTTGCCACGCAATTACTGGAGTTTGCAATCTTGCTTCAACGCAATATTTTTCTGCTGCTTCGCCGGCAAAGTTTGCTTCAAAAATATGTGAAGTTCCAGTTGCGCGCATTGTTCAAACCCAACCTCAATCTAGATATATAATGAGGTAAAATATATTAAAAACAAATGAGATCATTGTTTGCTTGTGTTGTAACATTATTAATTTTGATAATTTGGTTTTTAAAATCCAGTTTGCTATCAATAAGCAGTAAACCAAAAATTAGCCCAAAACAACCCAAAACAGAACTGTATTCAAATGTGAGATCACAAGTGAGGACGGGTGATTTGATCATGACACGAGCTTCTAACAATCTTGTGTCCGACCTTCATTGCAAATGGCTCAAGACACCCATTTCCCACGTGGGCATTGCGGTTGTTGAAAGCGAGGGCAGCGACTTAGCAAGAGTATTCATGTTTGAATCGTCCGCTGGTCGCGGAGCGCAGCTTCGCGATCTTGAAGATTATGCAAGAAACGGAGTCAGTGACGTTTTTATCAAGCATTTAAATAGAGAAGAATTAAAAATTTCAAAGGAAACTGTTTTAAAAACAATTGAAAGCTTTTCTAAAGCAGAATATTCCTTCAAATTTCTTGCCGACATACCTCACAAGCTCATGGGCCTTGATCGTGAAGGCAGCGAAAGCGAAGATGACGAAATGGAGGATTCGTACAGCTGTGCGGATTTGGTTTATAATGTTTATAAAAAAATAGGAATTGTACTAAATCCAAAAAAGAGACGTTGGTTTCCCAAAGATTTTTTCCTTGACAAGGTTGACTTTTTGGACTTTGCGTTTAGCGACATTCGGAGCGTGTTTTTTAATGATCTAGACCAAGTAGATAAAAAAAGAATTTCATTGTCCCTTAATAGAATTTTTGATCTTTTAGTAGAGTAGTAGAGTCTTAAAATACAATGTCGGAAATATGGGAAAGAATGAAAGCAAGAAACGAAGCGCTAATGAGGTCTAATAAGCTGAGCAAGGAAACAGAAGTGCAAGGTACTAAGGGAGGAGCAAGGGAAGAAGCAAGCAAAAAAAAGCCGAGAGAGGAAATAAAACCAAAGTTTACACAGCAGCCAAATGAATCTGCTGATATTGGAAAAACATTGCTTGTTTTAGAGGAGGAAGATTTTGTTGTGAATGTGGAAGGAGGAGAGAGATGGTTCGATGGTCTGAAGGGCGGAGCGAGGGATGAAGCAAGCAAAACTGAACAGTTTTTGATTCAACAACTTGCGCAAACGCGCGAAGAGACAAGCAGGGCGCAGGCAAACTCGCTCTTGTTGCAACAACAACTAAACCAACTTCAAACAGAACTTCAATCAGTTCGCGAAATGGTCAGGGCCTCGAATAAGAACGTGGAAGAATCCGAAAAAGTCCTTCAACGAGTACAGGATGCGAGTCTCGAAATTGTTCGGACGCGATCGGAGATGGTCCTCATTCAGGAGCAGACGGCAGCGGCTGCATTGAAGGCGAAGGCTTTTGAGCAAAATGCCGAAACCTCGGCGCGCACGGCCCAAGATGCAGTTGCAGTCCAGACAATGAGAAAAACGCGAGTCATGCATGGTGAGCTCGAAAGGGCCTTGAAGCTGGAGGAGCAGTACAGAAAGAAGGCGGAGGAAGGCCACAAACTTTTGGACGAAGAGCGCAAAGTTTTGAATAAGCTCAAGGCGGACGAAAAGGAGAAGAGGGACGAGGCCGATTTGGAGCAGGGGCGCTACTCAAAACTCAAATCCTACGCGGAAATTCTCGTAATGAATGCTCAAACTGCGTCAGTGGCTTCAGCCGAGGCAAATGAAAAGCTTGCTTTTCTTCTTACGAATGAGACCAAGGCGCAGGAGACCTTAACCAAGTACAAGGAACACGCTCGAGAGGTCATTGCCAAGTCCAAGAAGTTTGAGTCGGACGCAATGCGGGGCAAGCGAGATCAGGACACTGTCCAAAAAATCGCCGAGATTCACGCGTACGAAACTGAAACGGCTACAGTCTTGGTGCAAACCATGAAATTGATCGAAAAGCTTCGAGACAAGATCGAGAATGCCCTGGCTCGAGCCAAGGAGGCCGAAGCGTCCGCTAGCCAGAAGGCAAATGAAGCTAAGATTTCTCAGGACGCTTTGTTGGAATACGAATCCGTGTTGAAAAAGGCATTAAATAATGCCATGGCGGCTTTAAGAGATTTAAGGGACGAGGAGGTGAAGTTTGAAAAGGTGCGATCGGATTCGATTCGTTATGACGATGAATACGAACGAGCCAAGACAGACGCCCGACTCAAGTCGTCTGCGACAATTGAGAGTGAAGACGAGGCCCGCAAAGCCTTGAGGGAAATGCAAATTGGTGCAGGTCAGGGTGCTACAGGTGCTACAACTGGAGTAGAAGAAGGAGAAGGAGAAAGAGAAGAAGACAAAAATAATCAAGACAAACTCTATGGAGGATCGTCAGAGAAAAAGAAGGGCGTCTTTTCAAAAATAACACAAGCACTAAAAAATTTAAAGAAGAAGAATGTCTTGTATGTATCTGGGGGCGAGTTTCAAGAAAGGGTCGCGGAGGAATTGGCTGGGGGGATCAAGGTAGACTTTTAAGTTTCAACACTTCTTCCATTTATTTATATTTATTTACCAAAGACATTTCATATTTCGTTGGAGAGGATGGTAGTGAGGACCCAAAATTGTAGAAAGATCCAAATTCAAAAATTCTTGAACAAGGACGTTTTCTGGACGAAACGCCCATTCAGCATTCTTGCAAAGATATTTGGGCTCGCCACTTTTCTTAAAACCAAACGGTTCGTTAGACACAAGAACTTCTGCACACGAAAAAGGACCGCCATTCCATTGTGCAAAATGGTCCGACACTTTTTCAAATCCGCTCTTTTCATCTGTACATTTCTTGCAGGTGCACGCATATCCATTTAAAGGATAATGTTTTGTTTTTGTCGGCAGGGCAAAGGCCAAGCACCTGAAAATAACTCCTTCTTTACGAAACTCGTAATTCTGGTGCCGAGACGCGTAGCGACACGCCTTGAAAAATGTACCCAGATACACTGCATCGCCCAGCATGCCAAAACTGGGCTTCAATCCTTGTTTTATTATCAAATCACTTTTATCAGCTCCAGATCCGTGATATAATGCAAGAGGTTCAATGTTGCAATGTAATAGTTGGGAAATGTCGTGCTTGTGCCTCAAAACTTTTAAGGAATCCGTCTTCGATATGGCAGTATCAAAATACATGGGTTTTTCCTCTACATTTTCTGGTTGAAATCCGCCCCGAGGAGTAAAGTCATCGCTAACGAGCCAAATGAGATCTCGCGCTGCTTTAAAGGGCTTTTGAAGCTCGTAGTTATCTAAAGAATTTAAAACTTGCAAATCTAGAAATTCTGTTTTAATTAAGTGCACGTTTTTTGAGGCCTTGTTAAGAACATTGGAAACAAGTTTAATTTTTTGAGAAACTTGATCGTATTCGCATAAGAACTCTACATAAAAGAACAGTGTTTGTTCAATGGTCTTCGTTCGTATCGTGCAAACAAATTGTTCTTTAACAGACATTTTTTATATTTTATACTACCTTTAAAATAAAATATTAAACAAACAAATAAATTTATCATGGATGAGTTTGAGACAAGATCTCGCATTGTGATTTTAGATACAGAAGACGTCAGTGAATTATTTAAAAGGAAACAAACTGAAATGAGCGAAGATGACGCATATAGAAGTGTCGGCGCATCCATTTCTGTCGCAATTGGACAATCAATTGACGTTACACGATCTGAAAAGGGATATGCCGATTTGCTTAAATCCGTTCGCGAAGAGTGTGAACAGGGACTTGCTGTAGCTTTGACGGGAGATTGGAAGAATGAGCACATTAAAAAATCATTGAATTTGGCGGCTGACATAGACAAGGACAAGGAGATGGACGGGAAGAAAAAGGACAAGGACAAGGACAAGGAGGAGATGGAAGAGGAGGAAGAGGAGAACTTTTTTTGGTCATACCTTTTAAAACCACGAGATACGGTGCTTTCAACAATATCAAAAAAGTGCTCTGCAATTGCAAACATTACTATTCTGTTTCGCGGTCGTGCCGATGAGGGCATCTTAACAATAGTCGACTCTGCATATTTAACGTTTAATGACCGCGTCATTGACATTGCCAGCATTGCACCGAACCAAGATGACAGGAGAGTTGCAACATTTCGAGGATTTCCCGAGTCGCAGCCTTTTCTCTTTTCTTGCATGTCCGAGAAGGACGAACTCAAAATTTTTATTCGATTCAAGAAGTGTCCCAAGGCATTTGGCAAGGAAATGGTACGAATTCTAGCGGATCTGTTTTGGTTCGAAACTCAGGACGATTTTCTTCACCAAAGCTGGATTGTTCCCCTCAAATTTGATGAAGGCCAAGAGCTTTTCTATGACTGTTCAAAAACTCCTGCTGCACTAACAACCCGCGGTGAGTTAGGAGCTCCTCCAGATGTTCTGGCTCGGCGCGCTTCGAGAGGATGGCCGCATTCTTTCGTTTCATCATTTGAATCGGAAGAGTCAAACTCGGACGATGGATCAAAGTCTCAAAATTCACATGAATCTGAAAAGTCATCGTCAAGCACGCGACGAAAGAATGAATTGAGAATGAGGATTGAGTGGCAAAGACGCCTCGAAGCGGATGCAATGGAAAAACGAGCAAAAGAACGTGCCAAGAGTGCAATCGCATCCATGACTGGCACTCTTCATTTACGAGGAAGGGCATATTCGGACGAGGACGTTTTTCATATCCAACGTCTCTTTGGCGCATCTTCGGGCATGTCTCCAGAAGGGGAAGCATTGTGTGCCATTGAGATTGCGCGATGGAAGGCACAGAAGCAACTATTGGAAGATGAACTGGCTTTATTGAATGAAGAATTAAAAACAGGAAAGGAGGAGAAGGAGAAGGAAAAGGAAAAGGAGGAGAAGGAGGGGAAAAAGGAGGAGAAGGAGAAAGAGGAGGAAGAAAACGACAAAAATGTTCACGTCATGCCAATTTAACACTTTACTTCAACTCGGCGTCGCGCTTTCTCACAAGCGTATTCATTGCAGTCGGCTGAAAGTAACTGTAAACAATTTGTTCAACAGCCTCCTTTGAAAAGTATTTGCAGCTAAACAAGTCAAAATACATTGAATTGTTTTCTTCGCAGAAATGAGCACAGATATTCGATGTCTCAATGAGTTGAACTAACGTAAAACCTTTCTTGTTGCCTTCCCCAAACATAACAATTTGGGGCTCACCAAACGCCTTCATATCAATTTTTTGCACAAGTTCCTTTGTAAATTTTTCAATGGTGGAGCGCGATCGAATCGCTTTAGAATTGCAATGAGATCCATCAATTGTCAAGTGCAGACCCCATGGATGAAGTGTCTGTTCTTCCTTTTTAAACGCAACTGCAAGTAAATTGTGTTGTTTATGTTCCTGTTGTTTTAAATGCAATTGCTTAAAAAAAGAGCACTTTGTTGCTTCCCTTGAATGTAAACAAGTTGAAAATGCTCGAGTATTGATTCTTTTTGAAAACATTACCATTGTTTAGCCTTTTGTAGTATGTACCGTGTTTTTTTCTTTTTTTTATTTAGGGTAAAGGATTGAAGTATGAGTAGTTAAAATATTGTTTTCAACGAATATCTAAGTTGCCGCAAATGTAGACGGTTTTTTAGCATTAGAGTCAAGAAAAAACTGCTTGTTTTGACTATGAAGGCCAGGAAGACTTGAAAAGCTTATCATTCCTAAAGGTATCTTTTTCAATGCAGTTATATTAACAAATGCATTTGTTGAATAATGCACAACTTTATCCATGCTTGAAAAAATGCTTTCGATTGCATTTAAAATCATGTCTGATTTGATAGGGTCATTGGATTGAGACGTAAACCACTTCAAAATCCCAGTTTTCTGATTTTCTGCTGATCTTGAAAAAACAATTGTTTTTACTTGTTCTACGAGATCGCGCGTGTCAGTTACATCCTCTTGCAAATTGCTTGCAACGGCAAAGAGTTTTTGAAGAATTGAAGAAAGGCGTCCGATGGTGCTGTTGAAAGTCTGAATAGTCGCGGAGTGATCAATTAGTCTATTCGAAGACGAAGACGAAGAAAACTGCAATTGATCGATTGTTGCTTCTAAAGGTACACCGATGACAAGACTTGTGCCAATGCACAAGAGCGCTTCCCTGGCCTCCAAGAGAGCGGCATTCTCATTGTTGGTAATATAACCATGTGCCATCGACAACAAGTCCACTGTCTCAATCAACAAGTCTATTGTCTTAAAATCCTTGCCCCTCTTTTTCAGCTTATCGCTAAATTCATACAATCCGTCTATTTTACCTCCTTCTAATGAAACTGTCGCCGGCACTACCTCATTTGTATCTGTGGGACTTAACTCTGCTCCCATGACTTCTTCGCTAACTACTGCTGTAGGAAATTCAATATCAGAATTTAAAACTTTTCCTTCTCCTATTCCTATTTCTCCTCCTCCAAGAAATCGTTTAAAAAAAGATGGATTTTTCGCCTCGGCTTGGGCCGCTAAGTTTGCTTCTGCCTTTTGCCTCTTATTTTCAGCATTTACAAACTGAGAGAGCTTCTCAAGATTTCTTAACGTGTTTTGCGAACAGTGAATTGTCATTTCCAAATTATGGACTACAGCCAATAAATACGCTTGACAAATTTGGACATTTCCAATAACTGCCTTGGCGGCTTCAAACTCGAAATTATTTGACGACATTTCTTTCTTTTTTTTTATGAGACTTCGAGATACGAGTTTCGAATGAATTCAGGATTCTTTCTTGATTGAGCGCAGTTTATAAATTCCTTAGCATTTTTTTCGTCAAACGCTTGCACGAGAGACAATACAGGTTCAATCTCGCTCCGTTGATTGTTCTTCTCGGAATTGAGATTTAAGGAGGAAGGAGTTGATAGTTTCCACCTGCCCATAAGTCCATCTCTTTCAAAATTTGGATAATATTGCTCTATAGTAGAAGACTCTAAAAGTGTCATGTAAAAAACAATGTGTCTTTTTGCCTCCTTCACCACCGAATTCTTTTTTTCATATTCGCCCAAATGCATGACTCGGACTCTAGTACGATAATTTCCTCCGTTATATTTAAAGTGTTCAATTTTATCTCGCTTTAGAACAGCATAAAAAATAACGTCATCTTCTGGAATCGTAAATCTACTTAATTGTGAGTCCTTGTCGCGTTGTAACTTTAAAGTCCAGCTCATTTTTATATATATTATTTTTTGTTATATATTAAAAAGATTTATTGTTATTAATTTGTTTGTTCTTTAAGGTACGTTTTGTAAACATATTATGTTTTGATTACGCTGGCAATGGATCAAGATGGCCGCGATGTGCAGGACAGCGAGTGTGGCGTCGAAATGGAGGATTTTAGGCCGAATAGTAAAGGGTTTATCCCTTTTTACAGGGACGCAGCAATCAAACGACTTGCATATTTGGAAGACATTCAGCTTGGGGACACATCGCATTTAGATTCTTTCTTAGACTCTGCATCAAAAGCTCTTCCTGGAACAATTCCGTACATGAAAAAAGCAGAATGGCGAAAGGGTGAAGAGGCATTGAAGGCCTACACGCCCTTATGGAAAATCTTAAAATATGGAAACGACAAGCCATTCCAAGATATTAATATATTTTTGAGAGACACTAAATCTGCTATTGATCGCTTTGCAGACCAAGCGCTTAAAAAAGTACCGACGCACGTAACAATGTGTGGGTCAAATTTCGCAATTGCTGAAAAAGAGGAGTCCAAATTTCTGGAAATGTATGCTGCACTCGTGACCACCGGCTGCCGCTGCTATTTTGTGGAACGACCTACGGAAGTCTACAGATACTTTTGCGACTTTGATTTCAAGCAACTTGCAATGATTCCGGACAAGACAATTGAAGCCGCTGCAATGGTTGTGCAATCGGTCGTGCGCTTGTTTTATCCGTCATTAAAAGACGACGAGGACGCATTGAAAGCGGTCGTTTGTACCACGGACGCAAAGCGAGTCCCTGCAAAAGGAACAACTCCGGAACTCATTAAAACAGGCATGCACATCTTGTGGCCAGGCTTGTTAGTGTCCGTCGATACTGCGTTAAACATTCGAGAATCAATGCTTGTCGAGATGCAAAAGATTTTTGGACTTCGAGTTGAACCAAGCAATTCGTGGGAGGACGTGATTGACGTTTCGGTCTATCCGGATTTAAACAAGAAGGGCAGCGGTCTACGAATGCTAGGTTCTTGCAAGTCGGTCACGTGTTCAGCGTGCAAGGGAACAAAAAAACTCGATCCGAAAGACAGAAACGGGGCAGACTGCGCCAAATGTAAGGGAGTTGGAAAACTTGACGAAGGAAGGCCCTATTTTCCGCTTATGGTCTTGACGACATCGGGAAAACGAGATGTAAAGTCTGAACTTTATTATCTTGAAAATATGCACGCGCTTATTGTCGACACTAAAATCAGAACGCATGCTGGAACACAACCGACTCCTGGGTACGTTTTGCCGGAAGGAGCACCTGTGTACTTGGCGTCCGAACCAGGACGCATTCGCAGACCTGGCGGAACAGACGTTGTGGACCGCGGGCAAAATCGTCTAAAGACAATTGGGACGTTGCCAGTGGGTCAAAAGGTCGAAGTCAGTCGGTCGGACCCAGTTTGGCCATGCATTGAACTTATGATTTCCAAGCATCCGTGTGGAATGTATTCGCAAATTATTGTGAATCAAATTACTACAAATGCCAAGAGGACAAAATATACCGCGAAAATTAATGGACCATATTCTCATTATTGTCAAAATAAAGGGTCTGTCCACTCTTCGAATCGCGTGTTTTTCGAGTTTGATTCTACAGGATTTGTCCAAAAATGTTTCGGGAATAAACAAGGAATCCACGGTCCATGCGGTCCTTCCTACAGATCGTCAACCGAACCTCTTTCGCCATCCGATCTTGAAATTCTTTTTCCAGACGCGAAAAATACGTATTTGAAAGCCCTGGACGCTTGCCGAGATCCAGTTCTGGAGGGAGGTTCTCAAGAACAAAAGGAAAGGGATGAGGAAAGAGATGAAGAAGATCAAGAAACTGCATTTTTGGGTCGGAAAATGAGGACACTTCTTTTGGCAGGCGATTACTTGTCCAATTTTCTCTTTGGTTCTAATCCTCTTCAAACATCCAAGGGTAAAAATGATGTAAATGTAAATGACGGCGAACCTTGTCTTTGGTCTAGAACGCTGCGAAACGAGGGAAGGTATTTTGTCAATGTTGGATCCTTTTCTGCGGACAAGATGGACACATATGTCGAAATCGACTCTGCCGCTCTCGGAACAAGGAAAAACGCTTTTCGTCTTCTCGGGTTTTTGGATGAAGAAGATGAACTTGAAGATGAAGGTATTGGAGATTACGATAAGACAGAATTCCGGAGTGAATCAGAAAAAGAGAATCGTAAGTCTCTCGTGTATCTTCACAAAAAAATGTTTGGTGCGCTCAACGACATGATTAATGATTGTGTGGAGCTTGACCAAAGTTTGTTAAAGAGAAATGGTCGACGTTTGGGTTTGAATGGACATGAAAATGGAAACGATTTTGCATTTGATGAAAATGCAGATTTAAAAAAAGGGACACGGTTGCGCGAATATGACGCTGACACTTTGTTGCAACTCTAATAAATAAATAAATTAATCAAAATTAATTATAAAATTAGTATTTAATTAAGAAGTAAAAATGTTCTTTACCTATACTCAAACTCAGATAAAGGCGTTGGATGCATTCAAGTCAGGCGAAAGCTTTTTGTTGACCGGTTCGGCCGGAACCGGAAAATCAAAATTAATTTCAGATTTTAAAGTTATTGCGAACGGCAATAACGGCGAAGATGACGTTGTTGACGACTTAGATTCGCAAGATCAAGGCAGATTCAAAAAAATTGCAGTTTGTGCAACCACTGGTCTTGCAGCAGTACAAATTGGAGGAAGAACGATCGACTCCTTTATGAGAATTTTTCCTCAGGATGCAAAAATGGACATGGATCTTTTAATTACAACCAAGATGAAGAGCAGGACATGGGTTAAGTCACTAAAAGATCTTGATTGTCTGTTAATTGACGAGGCTTCCATGTTAACGCCTCTCAAGTTTGTTCAATGCGACGCTTTATTAAAAGCTGTTCGTGCAAATGAAAAACCGTTTGGAGGTTTACAAGTTGTTCTAATCGGAGATTTTTTTCAATTGCCACCAATATCTTCTTCTTCTTCCTCCTCTTCCTCCTCTTATTCCTCCTCTTCCTCTTCTCAACCAAGTAATATAAATGACGCCACCTTTATCTTTGAGCTGGATCTTTTTTATGAGCTCATGGACGACCTTATTGATCTCGAACAAGTCCACCGCCAAAAAGATTCTGACTTTGTGTCCTTGCTAAGACGAATGCGGATTGGCGAACTAAGCGAAGAGGACAAAAAGGTTTTGTTTTCAAGGGTCAATGCTACATTAAAAGACGACGGAATCAAGGCCACTTCGCTGTTTGCGCAAAACGTTGATGTCGACAGACTCAACTTTTCAGAGCAAGAAAAGCTCAAGACGAGACGAAATGTTTTTGAATTGAGACATGGATGCAAAAAGTCTGGATCACGTCACGGTGGCGGGCAAGGACAACCGCAAGCTACTGACGTTCAAAATCTGCAAAGATTGCAAGAGACATTGATAAAGGAAGTAGGACTTCCTTCGTCTCTTGAACTTCGGATCGGAGCGCAAGTGATGCTTGTGCACAATTTGGATGTCCAAGGGGGACTTGTCAACGGATCTCGTGGAGTTGTGATTGGATTTGCGAAAATGTCCAAAGAAGACCCAGAAAGGGACTTTGATCCAGAGCCCTTGGGTTCTAACAAGAAGGAGGGAACTGATCGCAATTTATATTATCCGGACGATCCTCTACCCATTGTCAAGTTTGCTTCCTTGACACCCGGAGGAAAACAGAGGGCGATTGAGATTCCATTTGTCCGTTGGGAAAAAACGGAAAAGAAGGTTGGAGAGGCCTGGGTTACGGCTCTACCTTTGAAACTGGCTTGGTCATCAACAATTCACAAGTGCCAAGGAAGCTCGTTAGATCGCGTCGAGGTGGCGATTGACAAGACTGTATTCGCGTACGGACAGGCTTACGTTGCCTTGTCGCGAGTCACTACATTGGATGGTTTAACTCTGAAATCGTTTGATCCGTCTGTTGTAAGGGCACACCCTGCAGCCCTCGAATTTTTCAAGTCCAATTTTAACGATTTAAAATCTGCAAGGTTTCCGGCAAAGACTGTAAAAGCAGCAAAAGCAGTGAAACCTTTGGTGACTACAACGACTAAAAAAAGGACAAGGTCAATTGAAGATTTGACTGCTTTTGCTCCAGTTGTAATGAATGCAGAGCAGGTGATGGCGTCGGAAGCACGAATGCTCGAGATTTTTGCGCTACAACGTCTTCAAGACGAGCAAGACGAGCGAAACGATCAAGACGAGGATTAAGTTGCACTACTACCATTATCAATAATACGTATTTCTTCCAAGGCGTCCTCATTAGGAAAATTTACATTTAATTTTGTTTTCGTGCATATTCCTTCAATGCATTTTTCCCTTTTCCTACAAACCAAAGATCCACATTGATGACCAGCTGCATTTATTCCAGGTACAAGTGGTCTTCCTTCTTCTCCTTCTCCTTCTCCTTCTCCTTCTCCTCCTTCTCCTTCTCCTTCTTTTTTTCCTTCTCCTTCTCCTTGACCCTTTTTCGATTTTAAGTCATTTGCTTGTTGTTCTGCAATTGATTGTAAACTCAAAAGACGTTGCCTGTCTGCTTCTTTGTGAGCTTCTAATTGCCTTGCCAAGGCACTTTGAGCAATTTTCTGAGTTGCGGCTCTTTGGATTGCAATTTCAGAAGCAGAAACATTTTTAATCCGCTGTACTTGTAAAAGTACTTGAACTTGAGTTTGCGATGTTGGTGTTAGTGTTGGTGTTGGTGTTGGTGGTGCTAAAGCTTTCAGTGGGGGTGGTGCTGGAGCTTGTGTTGTACGTGCAAATTGCGGCGAAAGTCGTCTAAAATTGATAAAACGAGAACGTATTGATCTTCTCCTTAATTTATAGGGACTTCTCCTTAGTCTTAACTTTCGGGTTTTTCGAGATTTACGGCTTCGGCTCCGGCTTCGGCCTCTTTGGCTTTTTCGTATCAAAGAACCCATTTTTGTTTTTTTGGTCAAGAAGTAATAAAAGGTTTTGTCATGTCGGTTTCAAAAGCAAGCAAGTTTCTCGAAAAGAGAATTCTAAAAACCATTGCCCTTCCAATTTCAAAAAACGATGTAGGAGAAAGAGACAAGGACAACAAGGACAAGGACGATAACTTAACAGTGGCGGACAGTGAGGTTCGACGCTACATTTTGTTTTACGTAAAGGGAGACGAACATTCTAGAGACGCTCTTGAAAAATTGAAGAAAAACAAAGCCTTATGCTATGACACCCACGTTCAGAATGCCGCGACTTTAGGAAAGAGAAAGCCTTGGTGGCTAGATGGTGTTCCCACGTTATTTGACAAGTCTCGATCTTCTTTACTTAAAGGCTCTTCGTGCATTGAGTTTATCGAGCAATACAAGAAACAAGTTGATCTCTTTCGAATGCCTGGCTAAAGGCAAAAAAAATAGAAGGGCAAAAAAATAGAAGGGCAAAAAAAAACTACCGCATGCGGGGCTCGAACCCGCGGCTACGGGCTTAAAAGGCCCGTGCTCTACCAACTGAGCTAATACGGTTAAGGTTTTCGGTACGGGGAGTCGAACCCCGGTCAAGGCTGTGAAAGAGCCCTATCCTAACCGCTAGACTATACCGAAGATGGCATTACTCGGGATCGAACCGAGGTTCCAGGGTTCAAAGCCCCGTGTCCTAACCACTAGACTATAACGCCTCACTTGATTATAATATACAGTATATACTACTATACTAGAATACACAATCGCGCTCTAAAAGTTTACGTGTCAAAGTTTGTATATATATGTTATATTGTTGTTTTGTGTTTTGTGTTTTGTGTTTTGTGTGTAAAGTGTAATAGTATTAAACAAACAAAGGATGATTGCCTCAATTCACGTGATTCATATTGCCGACCGCGTGGACAGGGAGCCATCCATGCGCGCGCTCAACGAAAAGCTTCAACCATTGTTATTAATGCAAATGCAAATGCAAAATAAAATTGACCCCTTACCGTTTATCCAAATTTTTACCGCCACCCGACAATCAGACGGTCGGAAGGGGTGCTATGAGTCTCATGTTGCCGTTATGAAGCGCGCACTTGCAATAAATTCGGAGCAGCATGCTTTAATCTTTGAAGACGATGCGGAATTTGCTTCGGACATGTCAACTTCACGCATTCAAAAATTATTTAACGAAGCTCTCCAATTTATTAACAAGAACAAGACACTTGAAATTCTGTTTTTGGGATCCTTTCCGAACATTTTTGTGGCAAATGACACTGTAAGAATTGAAAAAGAAGGGTTTCAACATATATTCAAGACCAATCCTGCAACTACTCACGCGTATATCGCCAGCGCCCCGTTTATGAAACGAATGACGGAACGTTTCTACGAGTTTAACGGGGTACCAATCGATGATTTTTATAAGTCAAGCTTAATCAATACGCACGCTATCTACCCATCAATATTTTTACAATCGTCTTCTGAATCCGACATTGCGAGTCCACTTGCTTCCTTCGTAAGTAAATTCAAGCTAAAAAAAATTATCTGGAGACTAGCAGAATTTTATGCAACATCGACCTCAATAAGTTTGAAGCATGTATTGTTTGTATCTTCAATTCTTTTAGTATTGATTTATCAGTTGTCCTCGTTCTCTTAATCTATCAGTTGTCCTCGTTCTCTTCCTCTTCCTCCTCGCTAACGCGCGGGTTCTCCCTTTGAGATTCGATCCACTTTAAATTTTCCTTTTCGGCTTGTTCTCGTTTCTTCATAAATTCGCTTATTTCTGGCGAATCTGAATCAATGCGCTTCGGCATCTTCTTTTTAAAACCATTCACTTCAACTTCAACTTCTTCATGAACCTTTTCGTCTTCTTCTTCTTCGGCAAGAACGTCGCTCAATTTCGTAAACCTTGTTTGCTTGTTGTTGTTGTGTGCCGAGTTGTTTGTATAAAGTTTAGGTTTAGATTTCAAATCTCTTTTCTTCTCTTCAGCCTTAGCAATAGATGTAGGATTATTAGAAGTAGAAGTAGAAGTAGAAGTAGAAGGAGAAGGAGAAGGAGCAGGTGCAGGAGTAGAAGGAGGAGCCGACAAATATCTCTCCAAATTCTCGATTACGTGGGAATCTTGCATTAACTTTGTTGCATCATCTTCCTGCTCACTTACTAAGAAAAGTTTGGGTGGAGGCAAGCGACTTTCTTCATTTTCATTTAAAGAGTCTTTTAACAAGGGCACGGCATTTGCCAAGACATTCTTTTTTGAGTAATACCATACGGCCAAAACTGCAAATCCAAGAATTATAAGTGATACCGTAAGCAGGACAATTGGAAATGACTTTTTAGTGGTAAGTAATGCTTTTTCTTTTAATAATGCAACCGGAGCATCAATTGGAATAGTTGTTGGCATTGCTTGATTCATTTGATTTTGATTTTGATTGTGATAAGGATGAGAATGAGGCTGAGGCTGAGGAGGAAAGAATTGTTGCGCTTGAGGTTGCGTTTGCGGTTGCATTTGCATTTGCATTTGCTGCGAGATTGGATATCCATAATTTAATTGAGAAGTCGGCATTTGCATTTGCATCATGTGGTGTTGTGCAGGGGGGGGAGGCGCAGCTTGCGGAGGCACAGCTTGCCAAACATACTGAGGTTGTTGTAACTGTTGTTGTTGATTCTGAAAATCAGGTTGTTGTTGTTGTTGTTGTTGTGTATGCATTCTTTTCCCATTGTTTCCTTGTTGTGAAACGTGGACGACATGCGATGCATCATTTGAACTTGCTCCATTACTATTTCCAGATCCAGAAAGAGCAGCAAGAAGTTCACCAAAATTATCCGATTTCATGTGATCCATTTTTCTTTTGTTTGTAAGTGTACGTTGTTTTTTTTTTAACTTTAAATAAGGCTTAATGCAACGTACATAGTTAATAAAATGGAAAATGTAAGGGAGATTGAAATAAATGGTGTTTGTTATATACTAAAAACTGCAACTACAAAAGAAAAACAAGTTTTATTAGAAGATGAAATTCAAAACTTAAGATTAATTAATTTACAAAACGTTTCCGGAGTTGTAAAGATTGAAGACGCTTATATTTCAGACTCAGGGACTTTCCTTACCACAAAAAAAGCATCTGGTTTATTTGGTCATTTCAATTTACGCAACATCTTGACGAGTAATCGCGATATACACGACTTGTGGTTCCGCGAAATACTTTTTCAAATTTTATATACCATAGGATCTTTGCAACTAACGTTTCTTTCATTTCGTCATAATGATTTGAAGGCAGACAATATACTTTTGGATTTTGATCATGTAAATTCGTCTTCTTCTTGTAAATACGAATGGCCACCGCCTCATCTTGCCAATGAATTGACATCAGAATCAGGAGAAATAAAGATAAAGAGAAGTTGGAAGCTATCGTCGCAAATTAAAACTATTTTAATTGATTTTGAAGTTTCCACATCTGAAAGGGCAAATGAATTCGAAGCGCATTTAAATAGTCGATCACTGCAAAACGCCAACAAAAAATTTGGCTTGTCATCATTAAGATGTGACATGTTTGATGTACACTTACTTTTTGCCGAATTAAAAATGTATGCAAATTACAAAAATTGGGGTGCGTCATTCCTCTTATTCTGCGACAGTTTCTTTGATGACACCATGTTTTCATCGCCAGAATTCTGCACATCTCAATCGCGTCTCAATCTAGAAACACAAAAAAGGTCCATGACGCAACGATGGCAAAATGATAATTTTATTTTAAGACTCTTGTCCCATGAATACTTTGGACATTTAAGAATTATTTAATTTTCCAATTAATTGTGTGTATAAAGAAAAAAAGAACTTTGCTTCTATAACTATCTAAAAAAAAAATGGAAGTTCCTGTTGACGTTCCTTCGGTCGTCGAAACTCCGGTTGTCCCGGTCGTCGACGCCCCGGTTGTCCCGGTCGTCGACGCCCCGGTTGTTGTCGAGGCTCCTGTTGTAATCGAGTCTGCACCTGTCGAAGTCATGGATGGCGGTGCAAAGCACAACAAGCACAAGGCGAAGCGTCGCTACTCGCCGCGCCGCAAGTCCGCTTCAAAGCGCTCTTCCCGTCGCCGCTCTTCTTCGCGTTCGCGCAAAATGGGAGGCGGCGAGTTTGGCTTTGACGCGTTTGGCCGCAAAGATTTGGGACAATTACCGAAAAAGAAGAACTTTCCGTATTCTGGCGCGACAAGAATCGAAGACGTTGAGGCAATCAATGAGTACCTTTCAAACCCTGCATTTACGGGCGCAGAGTCTGCGTACGAAAAACTCGCAAAGCTCCACAAGCAAATGATGAAGGCCAACCTTTCGCCGTATGACGCGAAGCGCTTGCTGGAAGAAGTCAAGGCGTACGACCAGACTTCAAAAGATGGCACTTTGCCGCAGTGGATCGTTGACTACTCCAATGGTATTGATGACAAGATCGATAGGGCGGAGGCTGCACTCGACGTAGGCGACGACAGTCTTGCCGCGTCCTACGAATGGCAGGCAGCAATTGAGGAAAAGAAGCTTGCGTACATGATCATGGAGGCGCTGTCGGGCGTTGCCGTTGGATCAGGCGAAGACGCGAGATCCTGGCGCACGGACCGCGCAGAAGGCTACACGTCTCCTTTAGGTTGGGAGACAGGCTTTTCGGGAGCTGCTTCCTCGTCTTCGTCCATGCCGCCTAGAACGCAATATACTAGTATCGATGCAACTAAATATCAATACAAAGCACCGAAGTACGCTGCCGAACAATTGGCGCAATTGAAAGCCAATGAAGTCAAATATATAACTTTTGTTCCTAGAACCGAAAACTCTATTGAGAGTCCTACAGGTTTTCAAAATATTTTTTCAGGCGGAAAGAAGCACATGAAGCACGGTTTGCGTTCGCGTTCCCGGTGCAGCAAAGGCAAGGTCTTTGACCGGGACACGAAGCGCTGCCGCAACCCGAAAAGCAAAAGCAAGAGCAAGAGCAGAAGCAGAAAAATGGGAGGTGGAAAGAAATGCTCCCGGTAAATGGTTATTTAAAAGTATTATGTGTTATTGTTGCAAAAAAAGTAAAAAAAAAATCCTTCCCTTCTAATCAATAAATAATCTAATTAAATTGATACAAACAAAACAAAATGTTCTCCATTATAAGCGCAACAGACTTGAAAGAAGTTGATTGGACAATGGTTGAAGGCATTCAGGTTGGGGTTGCCAAACTTGAAGACAAGAGTAGTGAAAAAAGCGAAGACAAGGAAAAGGGAAAAAATGAGGAGGACAATAACAATAACAATAACAATAACAATAACAAGGAGAAGAGGGGCGAGAAGAGACGTTTAGATGAAGTTCAAAATGTAGCAAAGCCTGACGACACTGAAATTCAATGTGCCGTTGGTATCGTTCTCTTTAATACTACTGTAAGCTCATTAAATCCTGACCATCATTCAATTTACCTTAATACATTTCCGCGCTTTCGAGACTTTGATTTGTTAAAAGAAGAGAAGGAGAAGGAGAAGGAGAAGGACCAACTGAAACAAACAGAGTTAATTTCTACAATTAAGATTGAAAAGCCTGAAGCTTTAACAGCGACACAATTTTACGAAAAGTTTGTCAAGAGAAGCCAAGACGAGTGCAATGCAGAAAGAGAGGCGAAACAAGGCACAAAGGAATGGCTCGAAGTGCGCAAGCTTTCATTAACTGCATCTGTGTTTGGTGCAGCTGCCGGGTCCAATCCGTACCAATCACCCAACCAACTGTTAGAAGAAAAGCTTTGGGGCACATTTAACGGAAATGCACTGACAGTGTGGGGAAACGAGCACGAGCCTCACGCGCGCGAGTCCTTCATAAAATGGTTTAAGGACTTCTTGTCTGCGCGCTATTTTTTCGCTGGGCGATCAGATTCGGACAATCCAATTTTTGAGCTCAAGGAGGACAATGCAATCAAATTTGCGGCAGAGCCGTGGCTCGCAGTCTCGCCCGACGGCATCTTGTATTATGAGGACGCCGACGGTTCCAAAAAAGTTTCTCTCGTTGAATTCAAATGCCCTACACGAGACAATTTTGACGCACTGGTTTCTCCGTATGCAAAATACGAACATGGCGTCCCTACTTATTACAAGGACCAAGTGCAAGGAATTTGCGGGTACTTGAATGAAAACAAGTATGCAAATGCAAAGATTGAAGACATTTGGTTCGTCGTGTGGCGCCCTTCCAGAACTTGGATAACGCATTTGCAACCGGACAAGGAATACTATCAAAACTTTTTGAAACCTAAGCTTTTTGCTTGGTACTTTAAGCTGTACTTACCGGCCTTGACGAAAAAGTATAATGCGGGAGGAGAACGTTCATTAATCGAGTCGTTGCAATTGTAATTTTGTAATTTTGTAAAAAAAAGAAAAAGAAAAACAACCAAAAAAAATAAAAATGCCTCGCGTTTTTTATAAAGACGAAGACGAAGACGATAATAAACATGCATGTTCAAGCATTAAGGTGGAAACTATCATCGGGAGAGACGCTATAAAATTAGAATTAAAAAACTCTCTTCAAGATGGGTATGCAAAAAAGCTTGCAAAATGTTGTGGACCCCTGATGTTTGCAAATGACGAAAACTTAATGGACGAGCTTGAAAAATGCAGAGAGCAAACGTATTCGTCCTTTTCGTACGACACGTTAGGTAAGAGGACGCAATTCTTCTTTACAACTTTAAAAAATGTCGAAAATTTGAAGGGATTCATGTTTGGTGCAATAGTTGTAGGTGGTGTTGGTGTTAAAGTTAATTCGAAAGATGAAAAGGTACTTCAAATTGATTACTTGTGTGGATGCTCTTCAAAATGCGAGTTGTGTGGACATAAATACAAATCAGGTACTGAATTAATAAAGGAAGCGAAACGTATTGCAAATGAGTTTGGCGCAACGCAAATACAAGTCGAATCCGTTAAAGAATCAGTTGGATTTTACAAGAAACTACATTTCAAACCTATTCTTAATGACAATGTTAGTGAAAAAGATTTATTTTTTTATCTAAGCATACTTAGTAGAAAGAGAAGCAGAAGCAGAAGCAGAAGCAATAGCAAAAGCAGAAGCAGAAGCAGAAGCCCAAGCAAAAGTCCTAAACGTTTAAAAAAGTTTCCAGAAAATGCGACGGAAGAGGAACTTCAAGAGTATTATGAATATATGACAAAATAACTTAATTCATTAAGTAATTTTAAACGTAAAAAAATGAAGCGATCCTTGTTTGACTTTGCAAAAGCAAAAGAAGCAAAAGGCGGCAGTACAGAATTAGAAAAGAAAGCCAAGATTACACCACAATTAATATCTTTTACTGTCGAACAAATTCTTCGACCTCCTGATTTAACTTTTTTGACGTCATCATCACCCCAATCCCAAATACAAACTCATAAAACTCAGACTCAAGATACATTACTAGTTGATATTGTTCGACCCAAAACACTCAATAACGTTTTAGGACATGTAGACGCAAAAAAATCAATTCTCCAATACCTAAATTCTCCAACAACAAGAACAAAGCCAGCTCTTTTACTTTCAGGTCCCTCTGGATGCGGAAAAACATTACTTGCTACTTTGGCAATTCAGGAAGCTCTTTATCAAAAATGGGATGACCGCATTCTAGACTTGTCAAAAGAGAGCGACGATTCAATTTCTGTAGCAATTGAAAATTTGTCTAAAAAAAAGAGTTTGCCGGGTAAACCTTGGTGCGCTCTTATTGAATGCATTGAGGGATTTTCTGGGGAGGAGAGAACGTCTTTACTAAAAGCTGTCAAGGCATCAAAAATTGCCATGATCCTTACGTGCGACGACGCTTTTGAACCTGCAAACAAACCATTTCGAGAAGCCTGTTTCCATGTTCGAATGGGTCAGAATGATTCCAATACGATTTTACGAATCTTGTTTAAAGCGGGCGAAGTCTATGGACTTAAACTCTCTCCGGAAACAGCATCAAGCATTTTAATAAATTCAAATCAAAATGTAAGACTTGCTTTAAACACTTTACAGCTCTTGGCAACGACAAAAAAGACTGCGAGGAAAGGGGCTCCATTAAGTTCTGCGGACGAGGCGTTCAATTTGTTTACATCATGCTCTCAACTGTGCGCTGCAACACCAAAATCGTTTGAAAAATCATTGGTCATTTCTTCAGGGGATTCAGATATGTTTGTTTCGCTCGTTCAGCAAAATTATGTATCCAGTGCTTCATTCCCAGCAGGTTCTCAAAAAACACTTGATTCTTTATCAAATGTCGCGGAAGCCTTTTCATTTTCGGATATCTTTATAAAACGATTCTTGATTGAGGAGGGAACCTTTATTGCAACCTTGTCGACAAAAATAAATTTGACTGTGCAGAAAGCTGAAAAGCAGTCTTCGTTTCCTCTCTTCTTTTCAATAATGTCTTCTTCAAAATCAAGAAAAGATCGGCTTCCTGTAGCAGCTGGAGTCTTATCTTCAAAGTTTTTAGGAGAGGAACGGCCCCTCTTTATTCAAGGAGAAAAAAATAAAAATAAAGATAACAAGAACAAGAAAAACAAGAAACCGAACTTGTCCTTTGTTCAAGACATTTTGCCCCATTCTAATTTAACTCTTCTTTCACAAATAAGGCCTTCGGGGCTTGATGCGCATGACACTCTACTTGTTTTGAAGGCAAGAGTGAACGGAAGAAGCGATTTTCGCGTGTTAAAGGGGGAAGGGTTGTATGTTGTTGGGGATGCGCAGGCGAATACGTGGATACAAAAGGGAGTCTTTGCATTTTAACTACTTTAACACATACATAACTAATTAAAGATTGAACCGTTTTCGCGTACTCGCAAGATTGCTCTTAATGTTTGAAGTATTCCCCCATAAAATCCACCTGCTCCAAAATCCAGCCGTTGTCGGATCGTTCCAATGCTCCCTCTTTGCGTGTCTCGACAAATAAGCGGACTTGTGTTTGCTTTTTTCTTGAGGCGAGAAGGATGTGTAATCGCGCATTGTACTATCACCAAAATGAACAGTTCTCGTTTTTCCACCCAAAGTTTGTAAACGGACCATGTACTTTTTACCGGACTTGTCTGATTTGGAGAAGGAAACTAGTTTAACTTTAGATCCACCACCATGAAGGGATCTACTTCTACTCTTACTTCTACTCGTACTTTTACTCCTACTCTTTCTACTTTTCTTAGGAGAACAAAGAGAATGATAATACTCTTTTACAATGTCAAGTGGATAATTAAAAGTATTTAATTTTCCAATCACTTCGGATTTTGTAAGAAGCTTCATTGTTTCTGTTTGTTTTTTTTTATTTGTGTAGTCCAAAAACTTATTATGCATCTTCGGGTCTCACTGTAACCAAATCGTTAATTGCGCCCAACCAGTCGTCCAATACTTCTTTTGATGCATTTGCTCTCTTCATCAAGACGTGCACTGTTGCAATAAGTTCTTCGTATGATATTAGCTTTTTTCCAAATCGAGTCACAGCGGCTGCGGTTTGTTGTTGCATGTACGAGTCGGATATGGGACCCGTGTCGAACAAGTCAACATCTTGTAAACTGACCTCGGCATCCAAACCGGAAAAGACGTTCATTAATCTTGTTATATTTCCCTGTAGACATAATCCCTTGCTTTCCGCCATTTCCTCAACAAATCTCTTGACTAGTTCAGATCGCCTTTCTACATCTTGAGTTTGTACAACTCTTTGCCAAACCCAACTTGAAAGAATTGGAAATGTAATTCCCAAGACACTTTCCTTGTCATCAATGCTATACACTCGATTCAAATGATCAATGCAATCCTTTTCTGTTTTTGAAAGAATTAATTCTGGTCCTCTCTCCTTTTCCATCTCCTTCTGATTCTTTTCCTTCTCCTTCTCCTTTTCCTTTTCCTTTTCCTTTTCCTTCTCTTTATCAATAAATGAAGCAACGGTCTTCATAGATCCTCGCCAAAACTCATTTACGACCGTTTCTGTAAACTTTTTTACAGGAAGTAAGGGCGGTTTAAGTTCTGCTACTTTTACTTTTTCATTTTTGATTTTTTGAGCAGCCAAAAATTCATATATAGTTTTTCCTAAATTATCTTCAATCTTTACTTTCTTCGTTGGTGACTCTGCCCAAGTTCGTAACATAGAGATTGCCTGAACGAGCGGACGCTGGATTTCAATCGTGTGTATGTTTTCGTCGTCATCTGCCAAATCGCGCAGATTTCGATCTTGACGACGCTTCTTTTCTTTTTCCTTTTCTTGTTGTCCGCCTCTTTCCGGTTCTTCTTTTTCCGCTTCTTCTAAAGCTCCCTGAATTCCAAGTTGTCTCCATACGTAGGCTTGAGCTTGAGCTGCTTGAGGAGCTTGAGCTTGAGCTTGAAAATCCGAAAGACGCAAAGACCTTTGATTAACATGCTCTGCACAAAACGAAAAATCTTCCCCGGCTTGAGAAACGCATCGCTGGAAGCACTGCCTTCCATTACGAGTTTCACCAAGACACCGATAAGATTTTAATCCACCATCCTGCATACTGATTTTTATCTTTGTTTCTTGTCCTGCTTTTTGTCAGAGAAGAAGAAGAAACAGATGAAGAAGCTGAAGAAGACCAATCGTTTATCCAAACATTTTCATAAACTTCCTTTTCCCATGTTCTCTCCGCAATACTTTTCTTAAAAAACTCCCTTTTTATAACATCGCCTTCTATGGCCCATTTCCCAGTAGTCAAGACGAGAAAAACAGGAGCCATTTTTGTGACATTTTCATTTTATTACAACAATTCAATTTATTATATTTATTTATTGTACATACAATACAAGAACATCATTAAATAAAGAATGAGCTCGTTTGTGGCAGTCAAGACAAGAGTAAAGGCGTCTAGGGAACGAAAAAGCCCCGAAAAGGAGGATGTAACAATTTCAGAAGGATGCTTTTGGTACATTAAACCTCAAATCAAAATTGATGCAAAAACAAATAGGAGATCGTTTTATGGAATTAATCAAAAGGAAATGCAAAGATTGCGAGAGTTGGTCAAGTCAAACTTCTTTACTCCCGAAATGTTGAGCGTAATTGCTAACATGAATGAAGAGTCCGGCACTAAAAAGCAGACAAGGTTAAGAAGCTTTGATTGGGCAGTTACAAACTTTACAAAGGGCAATCCGATTTCTTATTTGCGCCCTGTCAAATCTATTGGCGCAAATACACGTGCGAAAAAGGAGGAGGAGGAGGATAAAGAGGATAAAGAAGATGAAGAGGATAAAGAAGAGACCAGGCGGATTGTTGACCCGCATGTGTCCTATTCATCAGAACTTCATAGCGGCCACCGTCTACTCTTTGACCCTTTTCGCCGCGGAACTCACGTTTATTTTGAAGCGGACGGACAGAACCGGCATTCGACAGTGGGACAATTGTGTTTTCTGAAGTGGTGCTTTGACAATGGAATTGACAAGTACGTGGATGAAAATGCAGACGAAATTAAAAAGGACATGGCCGTTATTTCTAAAAAGAGGCGCAAGAACAAGAAGACTCCCATTTACATTCAAAATCAACAAGAAACCAAACGTTCCAGAGAAGAGGACAAGAAGGACGAAGATGTTAAACATCCTAAAAAAAGGTCGAGAATGGAATTGACTCCAACTCCAAAAAGTCGGATTCGCGGTTTGGTGCCAATGACAAAAATTGAAATCCATGCATAGTAATAAAAAAAAGCATTTAACTCTTTATAGATTCTAAAAAGAAAAAAATGTCCGCTCCGTCCGAAGTTTTTGATCAGGTCGAAGTCCCCGAAATCGCCGAGCTGGCCGGTGGCAAGAAGTCCAAAAGCCGTTCCCGCTCGTGCGCCAAGGGTAAACGCCGCAGTCAGACGACTGGCCGCTGCCGCAGACCGTGTCCCAAGGCTTGCAAGAGTGAAGCCGATGACGAGGAAATGCTTTTAGACGAAATTGATGACCTGCAGTACCAGCTTTATGTGGCGAAGTTGATGATTCCTGGAACTAACACGCAAGCCGAGTTGGATCAGGCCAACCTCGGTGGTGTTGAATACACAAATAAAGGGCAGGGTCCTTTACGCCCCAACGGCATGTTCGGTGGCGGCGAAATGGAGGGCGGAGCCTCCCACAGAAAGCGCAAACTGACCATGTACAACAAGTTCGTGATGAAGTATGCAAAGCAGCACCATGGCAAGACGGGCAAGTCTTTGATCCGTTCTGCGGCCAAGGCGTGGCGCGCGCACAAGGGCGGCCGCAGCATGAGCCGCAGCCGCAGCCCCTCAAAGCGCAGCCGCAGCCGCAGCATGCGCCGTTAAATACTTTAAATTATAAAAGTGAAGGAGAAAGAGAGAGAGAGAGAGAGAGAGAGAAGAGATAAGAGAAAGAAAGTTGTTGAAATCAGATAGTCTCAATTACAAAGGGGCCCCTCACCTCCGTTGAATACCGCTCCGCCGCCTTTAATCCCATCACAACCGCATTCTTTCCAGAAAAACAACCAGCCTTCTTGGCTACATATAATGCCCCCTTTGCAATTTGAGCACCCGCTCCGATGGCACAGAATCCATCCCTTTGCGATGCAACCTGCAAATCCGCAGACACGACAAACAAGTTCTTCTTGAATCCCATAATAAATGAGAAATCTTCTGATTCCTTGTCAACTTCAAATTCCTTGAGCAAAGCGCGGAGCGGAACAATTACTTTTGTGACCATGTATTCCATCGGGTCTAACTTTTCCTTAATATCAAATTTTGGAAAATTGAAATGATACCGGACGAGCTGACACACCCGATACGATCCGCAAAATCCAAATATGCAACCATTTTTAACAAAGAGTTTCGGGTCGCTGCGAATGTCAAGCTCAGAATCGGAAATCCCCGCGCTGTCTGAACCTACAACCACTTCATTGTCATCGGACAGCAGTGCAACAATGACTGTCATTTTAATCTTTTTATTATACATACTACTTTACATATTTAATAATCAATCAAACAAAACAAACAAATGAAGAGAAATGAACGTGACTACTTTAGATGGTTTTAAATATAATTTGACAAGCTCATTCGTGAGCATGAGTCCAGTGCTTCAAATGCTGAAGCTTTACTTACACAAGGATCAACAAGAGCAAGAGCTTCCGGTAACTTTAAAAACGCTATTGAAAGCCATAAAATTTTGTGCTATAATCGATCAAAATCAAAATCAAAAACCAAAACAAGAACCCATTCCGGACACTACGGTATACTTTTCTGAACTCGTCTCTCAACAAGAGTATGAATTTGTGGATTTATTAAATTCAAATTCAAAAGAAGATGAAATTAAGAATCTTTTTGAATTTGCTGACTACATTGATTTTGGAATGCTACGGCGACTGATGGCAAAGACAATTGCCTTTAAAATTAAACAATGCAAAAATGTTGAAGACATAAGAAAACAATTTGAATTAGTCAATGACATTGATGAAAAAGAGTATGCGAAATTAAAAGAGGATAGCAAATGTTTGCACTGATTTATTTTACAACCTCACGACAGGTTGTTTCGGACCACCCTTTCTACCGCTTCTGCGGCCCGAAGCTGGTGGAGATGAAATGACGACAACGCGACGAGGCTCGGATTGTTCTTTTTCCTTTTCCTTCTCTTTCTCTTTTTCCTTCTCTTTGTCTCCCCTCTGCCTGTCTTCGTCTTCTTTCTCATCTTCCTCTTCCTCTTCTTCTTGCTCATCTTCATCGTCATCTTGATACAAATCATCATCGTCTTCTTCCTCTTCTTCCTCTTCTTCCTCTTCTTCTTGAGCAAGTTCTGTAAGAGACTTTTTCTGCATCTTCCTTCTATTACTATTAGTATTAGTAGTAGAAGAATTTGTGATCTTGATTTTTTTTTGTGGAATAGACCGAGCCGTAGCAAGACGCTTAGACATGTCCTCTTCCATCTTGCTCAATCGTTCCATTCTCTTCTCCATTTCAATTTCCTTCAGTTTCAAACTTTGAAGCGCAGATGCAGTTTCCTTGTCTTGCTGTTCTCTTGATTCGTCAATAACTTCAATTTTTGGAGAGCTTGCGACTTGTGTCCACGGGGACGTTAAATTCATGCTTGCGCTCGGCGGTCTCATCATTTTCTTACCACTGTTTGAATTAGTTGGAGATGGAGGCGTCGCCGGAGGAGACGATGAAGATGAAGACGACGAAAACTTGGCTTTAAGTGCTTCCATTTCCTTTGCCTTCGCCTCGTCCTCTTTCGCCTTGCCCTTTCCCCCAAAAAATTTCTTCAAATAGCTTCCGTCTTTCATCATGTTGCTCATGACTGTCCATCCAAAGCTTCCAATAACAATCATTGCGAGTTCCATTTCAGGCTTTTGCGCGCCGCGGCGCCAGTATTTCTTGTAAATTTTTGTGAGTGGACGATCAAAGCGGTTCATGTCGCTGCACAAGGACTTGTGATATCCGTCAAGCAAAGGAAACCCAAAGTTTTTGGCGACCATCTCAATCAATCCAGCGCCAACGTCAATAGACGACTTGGCAAGATTGACCATGCGCCTCGCCTCAATCTCGGATTGGCAGCGATCGTACTGGAAACTAATTTCTTCAAGAGAATCTTTCATAGTCAAGGTACGTACTAATTTGCATTGTCCGCTTTCAGCAAGAGACAAGAGCTCAGTCAGCAATCCTTCCTTTTCGTCGCGACGTTCACTCTCGACGGATTCAAAATAGGCCTTTTTCGGCTTGGGGTTGGTGGTCGTTGCCCTAGGTGGTTCTCTAGCTTTAGCCGCCTCAAAAGAAGTCGGAAGCTGAGATCTTTGATCATCGTTCGATTCAGAACGAGTACTTTCCTTGTCTCGATTGTCTCTATCTCTATCATGTTCCTTTTCATTATTGTTGGAGTTTGCATTGTCTGAAGAAAAAATGTGAGAATGCTCGCTCGCCGCATCCTCTTGTGCATGGAGCTCGTCTTCCCGTGGCTCGGCTCTCTGGTCCTCCTCTTCTTCTTCTTCTTCTAGATCCGCTGGCGGCGGTTCGTCATCTTCCTCTTCAACAACGTCAACTGGAAACGATCCTCTCAAATTTAAATCTTTGCGCCTCGGTTTTTTCTTGGACATGTTTGTGTAATCGCGGTTGGCTAAAATTTCAAACGTTGCAAATTCAGATTGCGTTGGAGTATGAACGGAATCATTTTCGTCATCACTCATTTTCTTTGTCTTTCTTCTTTTATAATACTTATTCTTTGTTCTATGTCTTTTAATATGAGTTCCAAAACAACAAAAGAACAACGAACGAACAAAAAAGTTAAAAAACAAAATAAAAATTAATTATTAATTACCAAAATGATTTTTTTGGATGAGGAGATTGCTCTTCTTCCTACCCTAATTAATTCGTCATTAAATACAAATACAAATAAAGATGAAGATCAGCTAAAAAAAATTATTATCAAACGAATTCCATTATTAAGACTTATTGCAAATCATGTTGCTTTAGAAAAAACAAGGATTTTAAAAGATTTGCAAGAGAAGAGACGAGCAATTGCATTTAAAGTTGAAGAAAATTTTGTTTTTCCGTCAATGACAACTGTTTCATTTCTTGATGTAATGAAAGAACCAGAGTTTATTCAAAGGTTATCAAATGTACTCTATCCAAAAGCTTTTGGAATAGAAATATCTTTATCTCTTGGCTACATTGAAATTTATTTGACGCTAGATTTGTCAAAAATAATTGAAGGAAAAGATCCTATCTGCGTTTGTGAACATCGGGGCTTTTATGAGGAAGGCGCGTGCTGTGAATGCGGGGGATATGTAGTTTTTTGTTATGAATGTGGTGCAAAATAATTTAACGGCGATTCCTTTTTGTGTTTTTGTTTCTGTTTTTCCTGCTTCTCTGTCTCGACAGCTTTGTATTTCCCCTCTTCTTTTTCTCCTTCTTTGATTTTGATTTTGATTTTAATTTTGATTTTGATCCTCCTCCTAAAGGAGACGATTGCGACCTTCTTAAAGCGAGGAATCGAGAATATTTAGGAGAAAAAGTAGGAGAAGTAGGAGAAGTGGGAGAAGTAGGAGGAGGAGAAGAAGCAGCACTTGTTTCGTAAATCATGTCATTCTGATTAAAATGCACAAATAAATCTATCATTCTATTTAACACATCACGATCTTTTAAATTTAACTCGTCTCCGGACCCCATTTCATCGCTTATTATACCCGTCTCTCGATCAAAAAGAATTTGTGCGCCATTGTTAAAGAAAATCGTTACAAAGCTAGAGTCTCTTGGGTTTGTAGAAAAATATTCAACCCTCACAAAATTATCTCTTGTAATTGTAATATTACTCATTTTTTTATCTTTTATTTTTATTAATTTAATTACGTTATATTCAAAAAAAATGTCGCACGCTCTTGAAAGTATTCAGCTCACGCTGTATACGGACAAGGAGGTGCGAAACCTGTCAGCAGTGCAAGTTCTATTTCCATCTACTTTGGAGCGATCTCTTCCAAAATCAAATGGTCTGTCCGACCCTCGATTTGGCGTCACGGACAGAAACTTGAGATGCACCACGTGCGGGCAAGCTGATTGCTTCCAGCACTTTGGTCATATTGAATTGAACAAGCCTGTATGCCGTTTGGGTCAAATATCATTAATCTTGTACATTTTGCGGTCAGTTTGTTGGGCATGTTCAAGGCGAAAATTTACCGTCAAGGGCGAGAAGGGTGGGTTCTTGGATGCTCGGTCAATTATCTCGAGGACACCTCCTTTAGGAAAAGAAAGGCTTCGAGCAATCAGTGAAGCATGCAAGAATCGCTTTAAATGTCCTTGGGACGATGATTCAATTCCATTGACAGATCGGTGTGGGGCACCTCAACCTTCTTACGTCCTCGTCAACAAACTTTTCTTCAAGAGAACGTTTCGCGAAAAGGAAGAATGTTTGTTTGAGAGCGAGGAAGAAAGGGCGTTTGCTACTTCCCGGCTTATGCCTGATGAAATTCAAAGTATCTTGAGGCACATTCCTCATGACACTTTAATTTTAATGGGATTTCGTCCTGAAATCTCGCATCCAATGAATTATATAATGAGCGCCCATATTGTTCCGCCTCCAATAATTCGCCCCGCTTCAGGATCCGTAGCGTCTGATTCCAGATCCAGAGGCGAAAATGACATGACAACAGCATTTCAGGACATTATTCGATGCAATAATGAACTTAAGTGCATTTATGAGGATCCGGAATCGACAGAGAAGGAAAAGTATCAGTCGTGGGATAAGCTTCAGCTTTTTTGTGGAGCTTTGGTAAATCAAGTCCTGAAAAAGCAAGAAACGTACGATGGAACTCCTTTAATGCATTCCCGCGCAATTGCGAATCGGCAAGTGAAGGATTTGAAAAGCCGTTTGACCGGAAAAAGAGGCCGTCTCCGCGGAAATCTGTCGGGCAAGAGAGTTGACCACGCGGCTCGTAGCGTCGTCGGGCCAGACGCGTTTCACGACATTTACGAGCTCGGTGTGCCGAAAAGCATAATGAGCACTCTTACTTTTCCAGAGCACGTAAATTTCATTAACATTAATTATTTGGCCTCTTGCGTGGCCAAGGGGAGCAATGTGTTGGGCGGAGCTCTCACAGTTCGCACGCCAGCGCTTCTTGGACAAAAAGGATCGGAGGGAGGAGAAAAGGTACACTACATTTCGTTGCTTGACGAGTTGGGGCGGAGGGACCTCGCCGCTTCCTTGAAACCGGGCATGATCGTGGAGCGGCACTTGAGAGATGGAGACTGGTGCTTATTTAATCGTCAGCCGTCTCTCCACAAGGGATCCATTCAGGCCTTTAAAATTTATAACGTCCCTTCTCTGCAATTCAAGCTGCCGCTTCCTTGCACAAAACCTTTCAATGCAGATTTTGACGGAGACGAAATGAACCTTCACTCGCTTCAGGGATACGAAGCGATTGCCGAGGCTCAAGAAATTATGAGCGTTCCTTTTCAAATGGTGACTCCTCAATCGAACAGCGTGTCCATTGGACTCGTGCAGGACTCTCTCGTGGGAGCCTACAAAATGAGCTCAAAGGACTCTTTAATCAAACGGGATTTGGTTATGCAGCTCGTAATGTCATTCAGACACAATCCCACATCCTGCGAGTACAATGAAATGCCTTTAAACAAGCCGGAGTCTTTTGTCGACTACTTGTCTCAAAAGAGCGACATGAGGTGGTTGACACCATCGACGAACACCAATTACACAAAAAACACAAAGAACACACAAAATGACATTTTCTTCACTCCGTCCGTCGAGGCTTTTTTACCGTATCCTGCTATTCTTAAAGGAACTACGTTTTCGTACGTTAAAAATCAAGATGGATCTTCGAACCCTACAAAAATAGTTCACGGACCTTTATGGACGGGAAAACAAATTTTTTCTTGGCTTTTGCACCCGGCGGTAAGTTTGCAGAAACCTCTTTCCGGAGGAGATGTTTCAAGTATCGACGATTGGATGAATGACAAAATTGTTTCTATACGAAACGGGGAAGTGTTTTGTGGGCGCTTGTGTAAGCAGACTTTAGGGTCTACGACAGGTGGACTTATTCACGTGATTTGGAAGCACTGTGGGCCTTGGGCGGCTGCGCATTTTGTTTCCGATGCACAGCGTCTCATGATGCAATGGCTTACGCATTTTACAGTATCAATATCAATTTTGGACTGCATGAATGGGGCAGAAAGCGCTGTCGACGACTTGGTCGCAGAGTCCATGGGCAAGGCAGACGCTCTCATGCTTTCGGACGTTCCAGAAAGTGTGAGGGAGCAGAGACAGACTCAGGTTCTCCAGGACATTTTGAGATCCGCGGGAGGAAAAGTTCTCGAAAATATGGATCCTCAGTGCGGCATTGCAACAGTGGTCAATTCAGGAGCCAAGGGGAACTTGATGAATCTCGCTCAAATTTCCGGAATCGTCGGTCAACAAACTCTTAATGGTGCGAGAGTTCAATTCAGAAAAGGTCCGAGCGGGCCTCGAACGTTAGCGTGTTTTGCTCCGGGAGACGGGCGTCCCGAGGCCCGCGGGTTCGTCGCCTCTTCGTACTTAATGGGACTTCAACCTTACGAATTCTTTTTCCATCAGCAAGCAGGACGCGAAGGAGTGGTTGCGACCGTGTCGGGCACATCGGAGACAGGTTACAATCACCGGAAAATGATCAAGGGGCAAGAATCGGAGGTGATCATGTACGACGGATCAGTAAGAGTCAGCACAAATGTAATTATTCAGCTTCATTATGGCGGCGACGATTACGATGGCGTTCATGTGGAGCGTGTCAAGATGCCATTTCTGGCCTTTTCCGACAAGGATAAAGTTTTGAAGTATTTGGGATTTGATTCTTCTCTTAATCCTACTTTGCCGCCTTCAAAAAAACAAGAACAAGAACAAGAGAAAGAGAGAAACAGAGTGATCGAGTCATGGACATTGCTGAGAAACATTAAACTGTCGGCAAGCAAGTACGGAAATGACTTTTCAGCGGAAATCTGCATGCCCGCTAACTTTGAGCGCGTTGTTGCCTTTACAATGTCCAAAAGGTCCGCACCTCTGTCAAGCGCTGCAATTGAAGACGAACTTATTCTCTCTGAATTCATGCTGAAATTTATGCTTGAAAAAATGCTTCGGGCTCATTTAAGGCACTCCATTTCTTCATTTGAATCTCTACATCTTGAAAAATCTCCATCTCTCCACGAATTGCTTTATTTGCCGAAAATGGATTGGCGAAGGATCGACGATCCTTCTTTAATTGCCAGACACGCCCTATCTCTCACGTGCACTTCTCCTTTCTTGAAACGCCACAAGGTCATCACACGAGACATTGCAATGAACATTGCAACCCAATTCGTTAATCTTTACATTCATGGACTTGTCAATCCCGGAGAAGGCGTGGGGGCAGTTGGTTCGTCTTCAATTGGAGAACCCTCTACGCAGTTGACACTTAACATTTTTCATTACAGTGGAATTGCAGAGAAGAACGTTACTTTAACTGGCTTGCCGCGATTTAAGCAAATTATCAATGCCATTGATACGTCTGAAACATCAAACATGAGGCTTACGTGCATTCCTTCAAAAACTAAATCAATGAAAGCGGGATCGTACATTGACGACTCTGCAAAATTATCCGCCAAAAAATTTGCAGCTTCGTTACCTCGAGTCATGTTGGCCGAAATTGTTGACTTTTCCCGAGTCATGTATAGTCCATTGGGTTATTCGTCATCCTCCTCCGTTTTACGAGACACGTACGTGTTTGGAAAACTTGGAGACATTTCCACTTTTTTGGACATTGAGTCCTTGAGTTACTTTACCCTTTCTAGTGGGTCCGGATTAACCGTAAATTCATTTGCGTCCACGTCATCGTCGGCAACTCGCCTCAACTCATCTCCGGCTATCAAGAAATTAAAGAGCGCTACAAAATCAAGAATTGCATCCGCAATTGATTCTCAAACATCACCCCAGTCAAAGCATAATTCTTCTTCTTCTTCTTCTTCTTCTTCTTCTTCTTCTTCTTCTTCTTCTTCATCGTACCCTAACCCAAACAATCAAAAGGCGTCCTCTTACGTGTGTGTCTTTAAACTTGACAAGACGGCATTAACTCAGCGCTCCTTGTCCGTCGACGATATTGTCAATGCACTTCGTCTGTTTGTTGGCGAAGAGGCGCATGTTGTGGCAACAAAGCGATGGTGCAAGGATTGGCTTGTTTCAATTCGTCCTCCGGCTTTCGGATCAGGAGACATGGACAGGTGCATAACAGAGGCCGTGCACGACAGCTTGCTGGAATCGGCAATCGTGAATGGCCTGCACGGCGTTACAAAAGCAATCGCCTCGCTTGATGCGCAAACAAAGCAATGGGTTGTCGACACAGACGGTTCAGACATTATCTCGGCAAACCGTTTATCCGGGATTGACAAGCAGCTCATGTGGACGAACAATATAATTGAGGCTGGTCGTTGCTTTGGCGTGGAAGCTGCAGTTGCTCTTCAACAAGTTGAACTTCATCGCGTCTTAAGCTTTGACGGGAGTTACGTGGATCCAAGGCATACGTGGTTGCTGTCAGACGCTGTGACAAGATCCGGAACAATCAACCCTTTGAACAGACACAAGATGGAAGAGCTCGGCGGCAGTTTGCTTCAATGCGCTTCGTTCGAGCAAACGTTGGACGTTTTTGGGGTCGGGGCCGCATTTGGATCGTCTGATAATTTATCTGGGGCAACCGAAAAACTTATCGTGGGTCAACCAGTTCACGTCGGAACTGGTTCTTTTGAGATTCTATTTGAAGCAGTCAAACCGCAATATGAAAATGCCAGCACATTTGTTGGGCCCCTCTTTTCATCAATATCTTCAAAAGAAAATATAACTGACGATTTTGTTGCTCCACTTGACATGTCAGCAATAAACAACAACAGAAAAAATGGAGGAGGAGAAGAAGGAGAAGGAGGAGAACGAGAAGGAGAAGGAGAAGAAGGAGAAAAAGAAGGAATTGTTCTTCCATTAAATCTAAATCTTAATAATGAAATGAATTGTGATGTGGCAGAAGAAGACGAAGTATTTGTGGAGCCCTTATTTCCTTCAGCATCCTCCTCTTCATCCTTCTCTTCATCCTCTTCTTCATCGTCTTCATCATCATCTTCTTCGTCTTCATCATCTGCGTCAATTGAGTTTGCCCCTCCGAGACTTGTCACAACTGCTGACATCATTTCTTCCTCAATCACAAATGTCACGGGCTTTATGTCAACGGCAATGTTTTCAAGAAAAGAAATTTCCGCATTTGCAACAGAGCTTTCTCCATCTCTCGACATTATGCAAAAATGCGCCAGTAACCGTCGAGGTATTGTAATTAAGGCAACATGTGGCGGCGATACAAGTAGAACCTCATTTTTAAGAATGGAGTCAAGCCTCGATAAATATTACAATTGGACACATTGCGATTCTACGTGGTCACAAACGACTCGAGTTTATTATAATGACTCCTTTACGGATGTTTTGTACAATAACAACAACAACAACAAGAGCATTTCAAAAGAAAATTTTAATCTGGAGAGGTTGCATTCTGGTTCCATTCGACTTGGTTCCGCTGAAAATGCAAGGAGCCGGAAAATTGCAATTGACCAGGTTTTGATAATGAAAAAAGAGGTAAGTGAGGAATGCATTCTTCCGAGCCGGGTGGAAATACTTCAGAGCAAGAACTTTGTCAAGGGTCCGTTCGAAATTTCCTTGACAAAATTGTGGTCTGCAAAGAACATTGTCGAGGCTGAAAAGCTGCAGCACGAAGGACATCCTAAATTGTCCGTCTCAGTAAAGCTCAAGTCTCCCGACTTTATTTTGGAGCGAAATCAATCAAGCTTTACGGTGGGCGCTTCATTTGCCATGTTCGTAGGTCTGTGCGTTGAAATCCTTTTCTAAATTTAATTTTTTATAATTCGATAAATATAAAATAATAAATAAAGAATGCCCGTGTTTCTAAGCGAGCAGCTCAAGGAGGCGGGTGCAATTCGAATCGAAATCTTAAAGACTTTAAATGCCGGAAACAAGCGCTTTTTGTTGTGGGTAACCGAAATGGACAATCACTCCATGGTCCATGAATTCTCTTCGCTCTTGTCTATCGATACCTTTTCGTCTGTGATGGAAGAGGAGGAGACGACGAATTCGGACTACTCAACTATCTTACTGACACGACTCGATGAAGATGAAGAATCGTCGTTGGAAAGTGTTTCAATTGGTTGTTTGAACAAGGACGCGGCATTAAAGCTAAAAGATTTTATCAAGAGTTTTGTTCAACATTCACAGGTAAGCGCGAGTTCGGAGGTAGTGGGGGCAAAGGCGGTGAATAATAAGAATAAGGATGCAAAGTAATTATACAAAATCCGCCCATTTCGCTTCTGGAAAGGTCGAAAGAATGTCTCTTTTCAATTCAATCCCTTTTTTTTCCTGAAGAACAGATGGAAAAAAAGTAATAAAGATTCTTAAGTTCTTATCAATTTTTGAATTGTTTTTACAGCCGGCGTGAAGAGTAAAAATATCGTACAAGAAACCGTCGTTTGTCCACGAGGCTGAATCAATTCTGTTCTCATCTTGTAGTTTTATATCGTCGCTATCCTGATTGTCTAAATGACTTCCGGGAATAAACAACGTGCCTAATTTGGATCCATCCGCCGTAAATGCAAGGCAGACAGCTACATTCGGCCCTGATCCGTGGTCTCTATGAAATTGCTGTTGAGGAGACATTGCTTCAACAACAATAATTTCGCTGGTATATATTATAGGTTTTGATCCAAAATATGAGGTTAAGAATAACTCTAATTCTTGAGTAAAGATTTTCTTACAAATTTCTCTTGGCAACTCTATAAGGTTGAAAGGGTATGCATTTCGTCCAGTCCTATATTCATATCCATCAATGTTTGAACATTTCTCAATTAAAAAATTCTTCAAAAGACTCCGTTCTTTTCGTGTAAACACAAGAGGCCATCTTTGAGCGCCCGACTCTTGCATTTTTGCGCCCGACTCTCTTTATCTTTATGATGGTTATGATGGTATCCATTCTTTATCCAAATGCCAAAAAAGATACAATGTATGAACGTTTCCGTTTACACAATAATAAGAGAAACCATCGTACGCAGGATCCACAGTCTCTGTCTCAAGATTTTGTTTTTCTTTTTTAGAAAATGTTAATTTCTTTGACTTGGCATACAGTTTTAGTGCGTCTTTTTCTGACGTGGAGAACGGAGTAAAGTTTTGATCTACTATTCTGTTTTCTTCTTCTTTTACTGGACTAAATTTAAAGTAATCAAAACCTGCTCCTGGAACTATTTGTATATTTCGCAGTGCATTCTTGTTATCCGATCGTGGATAAAAAACATAAATCTTAAAGGTATTCCGGTCAAATTCAAAATTTACGTATCCCTCTCTTTGAAATGGAAACTGATTATTTTGTCCCAGTTCTTCTTTACCTTTATTTAGACACTCTTTAGGATTGTAGTTGTACCCATCAGATTCGTCAACGAATGCATCAGGACCACGCCTGCATGTTGCACGCGTTTCCGTCGTCTTCGTATTAGTCAATGTATCAATTGATATAGATACGTAATACATTTCGGTTCTTAACCCAACTCGAGTACTCGTGTGCTTTTCCTCAAGTTCAACAAAACACTTTTCTAAAAATGTTTGAAGAGTCATGCATCGTTTTCTACTTTCTTCCATTTTTAACATTATTCTGTTTCTTGCTTTTCTGGTGGCTTCCTTGTATTCTGCGTTTTGATAGGCAATAAAGGAATCAAGAGAATCGCTTCTGCTTCTACTCTTGCTCTTGCTTCTGCTTCTGCTCTTGCTCTTGCTTCTGCTTCTGCTCTTGCTCTTGCTTCTGCTCTTGCTCTTGCTTCTGCTTCTGCTCTTGCTCCTTCTTATGCTTCTGCTCTTGCTTCTTTTAATAATCCTGCCCCTGCTTCTAATCTGTAACCATTGCAATTGCTTTCGCGATTTCGCATATGCTTTACTTTTCTTGGTCCAAGAATAGTCTACGAAAAGTAAAGGTTGGACATTACGAAAAGCTTGAGGACGTTCTGGTTTAAAAACTTGCATAAGATTTTTAAAACTCAAATATGAATTAGGAACTTCGCGTATCCATAATGCTTCTTGCTGAACTACTGGAGTGTACATGTAGTATCTTCCATATTCTAGATCATTAAGGTACTGTCTTTCTTCTTTTAAAGTAGTTATTGGTACATCTAAATCCCCTAGTAAAGCGTATAAAAGACCGTCAAATGTCAAGTCTCCCGTCACATCTTTATAGATAGGCTTTTTCCAATGTAAATCTTTTGCTATTCGTAAAAAATTTGAAAGTGTTTTAGCAATTTGCCAAGCAACTAGTATTTCTGCGTTTTTAAAATATTTTACTAAAGGATATTCAGTAGAATTTTTTACATTTTCCAAATTCGTTATCAGTCGATTAAAGATACTTTTATTGAGTTCCATTACTTCTTCGTTTTTATAACACTCAATGGACCGTGTAACAGTTCCTAATGCATTCCTTATTGTTTGAATACCTGCTTTTCTTGCCTCTTCGATCGTTTCATCGTTTATTTCTTTGTAATTTTTTACAAGTTTTAATCCATTTATGTAGGATGTGTAGAACCCGAGTTTGAACTGAGATGCATTGTAATACGAAACATGATAATTATCTATTTTTAGAACGTCGTGAAGCAAAAGAGCATCCGCATTTGATACTTTTCGAAAACTTTCTAAAAGATTGATCATAATTCGTGTGTAGCTATCATTTTCCTTTTCGTTGTTTTGTAAATCTTCTTTTCTATTAAGTGTACTTAATCGAGGCTGCAAAACTCGATCTAAATCAACTCCATATAAATTGTTAGGAACACAATATTCCGGGAAAACACAAAATCTTTGCAAATGATGCAAATATAAAGTCAAGACTTCATTTTGTTGATCATTCACGGAACTTGTAATTGTAAATTGTACTTCCATTCCCATACTGCATTCCAAGTTCAAGGGATATTTATCTGGACAATTTGGAGGAACACAATCCTTTACTATTTTTTCAGGATGCTTAGGAGGTATTGTTTTAA